AAGGACTACACGTTTGAGATCGCGCTCGGGACCTACACGGCCGAGGGCGTCGATGCGATGAAGAACGAGGTTTACGAGTGCCTGGTGCTCGACGGCGGGTTCAAGGCGCCGGCAGCTCCGTCGATCGCGATGCACTAGCGGATGATCGCGCCCAAGGCCGACAACGTGATTGGCCTGCGCCTCACCGAAATCGGTGATGACCGGCGCGTCCCCGGAAAGCTGATCCTCAAACGCGCCAAGGCCGAGAAGCTCGACGATGTCTTGGTGATCGGCCGCACGGACGATGGCGAGTTGTGGGCTGCGTCGAGCCTGAATGCCGGCCAATCGCTCTGGCTGATCGAGAAGTTGAAAGAACGCATCCTTGAAGGTTCGCCTTTCGGGATCGTCTGACCCCATCCGGCCCTAAAGGCCGTGTGCTGCCGGCGGCTTCACCGGAAAACCCTGAGACCCAATGTCCCTCAAGCACACCCTTCGCATGGGCGCGGCCCGCGCTGCGTTCGCTCAACCCTCCGGCCTCGCGTTCATGGCGCGCGGCGCGCAGGTCGCCTACAGCCCGGACGACGACGGCGGCGGCGCTGCCCCAGCCGATCCGTCCGCAGCTGATCCACCGAGCGCTGAAGCCGCTGCCGCTGATCCGGCCCCCACGGGCCAAGACGGCGGCGATCCGCCCGCTGGCGAGGCCCCTGCGCCCGCAGCGGAGCCGGAAGAACCGAAGAAGCCCAAGTCACCCGTCGCCCAGTTGCAAGGCCGCGTTGGGCACCTGACCAAGACCCTGCACGAAAAGGACGCCGAGCTCACCAGCGAGCGCCAGCGCCGCGAGGCCCTGGAGGCTCTGCTGGCCGCCAGCGGCAAGACTGACCCGGAGACGCCCGCTCCGGCGCCGGCCCATTCCTCGACCCTGACCCGGGGCTCGGCTGAATGGCAGGAAGCGGTCCGGGCTGAGGCCAAGCAGCTCGCCGCCGTCGAGGCCTTCAACAAGCAGTGCAACGACATCTTCGCCCAAGGCGTCGAGAAGCACGGCGACACTTTCAAGGAAGCCGCCGCGACCCTCAACGCTCTGGGGATGATGGACGCCAACCTCGTCCAGGCCGCCATCGCCACCGGCGCCGCGGCCGAGGTCATCAACGCCCTCGGCTCGGACGTGGACGAGGCCCAGCGCATCACCGCCCTGCCGCCTGTAGCCATGGCGGTGGAGCTCACCAAGCTCGCGACCAAGCTGTCCGGGCCGAAGGAGTCCCGCCAGGTCTCGCGCGCTCCGGCCCCGATCAATCCGGTCGGCGGCGCGGCCAAGCCTGAGGTCGACATCTACGACCCGAAGATTTCGATGGACGAGTACGTTGCCCGTCGCAAAGCCCAAGGGTCACCGTGGGCACGATGAGCGACAAGCCACTATTCGAAGTCTTGTACCCAGACGCCGACCAAAACTTCCGCATCTGGGCCGACGGTCGGATCGAAGGCTTCCCGCCAGGTCCGATCATCTTCAACCGAGCGCAGCAGTTCGCTAACCAGCGAGCCGCTGATGCCCTTGAAGCGCGTTTGGCAGACATCACCGAGGCAGTACGGTCCGGCCTTCAGCCCCTCATGATGTACGACGCCGCGCTCGACGATCGGCGTCCCGTCACTCAGGAGGATGTCGACCGCCTCGTGATTTTGGCGGCCGCTGCTGAGCGCGCGCTGCGCGTCCTCCAGAGCCCCAAAAGCCTGACCTGCTAAGGGTCGGCTTCTCAAGTAATCGCTTAAGCCGACTTGGGCCGGTCAATGCCCATGCGCTCGCTGTAGCCGGTTCAGCCCCGGAACACAGCCTAGTGGATGCGCGCCCAAGTCGGCGTAACCCCAAGCATCTCTCCACGACGGCAAGCAATCGACCCCTGCAAACCGCCAAGCCCATGGAGAGACTCCCTTGGCCAATACGCTGCTGACTATCGACATGATCACCCAAGAGGCGGTCATGATCTTCAAGAACTCCAACGCCTTCATGCAGAACATCGGCACCCAGTACGACGACTCGTTCGGCGTGACGGGCGCCAAGATCGGCTCGACCCTGCGCGTGCGCCTGCCGCTCGACTACACCGTGACCGACGGCCCCGGCCTCTCGGCGCAGGACTCGGTGGAACAGTCCACCACCCTGACCCTGGCCACCCAGCGTCACGTCGACCTGCAGTTCACCTCGGCCGAACAGTCCCTGAAGGTCGATGACTACGCCGACCGCTTCATCATGCCGGCGATGAACAACCTCGCCGGCAACGTGGCCGCCACCATCATGGCGGGCTCGGAAGGCGGCGTGGCCAACATCGTCGCCAACTTCGACGGTTCGGGCGCCATCTCGACCGCCGGCCTCCAGCAGGTGCTCGATTCCCGCGCCGCCCTGGCGGACAACTCGGCGCCGCAGCTCGATCGCAAGATCGTGCTCGATCCGCACACCATGGCCCGCATGGTCGGCTCGCTCTCGGGCCTGCTGAACCCGGCGACCGACATCTCCAAGCAGTATCGCGACGGCTCGGTCTACAACGCCGCCGGCTACACCTGGATGGAAGACCAGACCGCGATCAAGCACACCAACGGCACCTTCTCGGCCGGCACGGTGAACGGCGCGTCGCAGACCGGCTCGACCATCACGGTCAACGCCATCACCGGCACGCTCAACGTCGGCGACATCATCACCATCGCCGGGGTAAACGCCGTCAACCGCGTGACCAAGCAGTCGACCGGCCTGCCGCGCCAGTTCGTGGTCACGGCCGCCGCCGCCAACGGCGCGACGTCGATCTCGATCTATCCGGCCCTGATTCCGGGCGGCGGGTCCTACAACCCCGTCACCGGCGCCGGCGCCGTGCAGTACCAGACGGTGGACGTGTCGCCGGCCAACTCCGCGTCCCTGACGCTGTTCGGCGGCGCGAGCGCCACCTACCGCAAGAACATCGGCTTCGCCCCCCAGGCGGTGACGATGGTCACGGCGGATCTGGAGAAGCCGCCGATGATCGAGACCTCGCGCAAGGTCTACGACGGCGTGTCGATGCGCGCTCTGCGGGCCTACAACCCCACGGGCGACAACACCTACACCCGTGTCGACGTGCTGTTCGGCTACCTCTACGTCCGTCCCGAGTGGGCGGTCACGGTCGCCGACGCCGTGTAAGGAACGGGGGCGCGGCCTTAGCGGGTCGCGCCCTTTTCCCATGCCACAAGATCAATACCGCTCCCGCGCCGGCCGTCAGGTCCGCGCCGTCGGCCACCGCGCATCCGGCGGCCACTCGCCCTATCGCATGCACCACGAGCCCAACGCGCTCGACCCGCTGCATCCGACCCATCACCACAAGGACCGCCAGATGGACATCGTCGAATATCCGAAGTGGCTGCACTTCCCGGAGGAGCCGTCCCAACTGGTGCAGGACGCCGACGAGGAAGCGGCCGTGCTCGCGGCCAAGGCCAAGACCAAGCGGTCGAAGAAGACCGACGACGCCGACCCGGTCCAGGCCTAAGCGCCCGATCCCCGCGCCATGACCGTCAGCACGCCCGCCGATATCGTGGCGCTCGCCCTGGTGCATGCCGGGGTGGTCGGCCAAGGCCAGATCGGCGCCCCCGAGGACACGAACAACGCCTTCGACATCCTCAACATGATGTTGAGCCAGTGGTCGCGAAAGCGCTGGCTGGTCTATCACCTGATCGACGTGTCCAAGGTCACGACCGGCGCGCAGTCCTACACGCTGGGGCCGGGCGGCGACTTCAATACCCCGCGCACCGATCGCATCGAGAGCGCCTTCGTGCGCCAATTGCTGCCCGGCGGCCAGAACCAACCCGACTATCCGCTGGAGATCCTGCAGTCCCGAGAGGACTATAACCAGATCGCCCTGAAAACCATGGGTACCTGGCCCTCGGTCCTGTTCTACGACAGCGGCTATCCGATGGGCGCGGTCTATGTCTGGCCGCTCCCGGCCGCCTCGCAGTTCGAGGTCCATCTGAGCCTCAAGCAGCCGCTCACCCAGTTCGCCAGCCTCGCGCAGGACATCGTCCTGCCGCCCGAATACATCCCCGCGCTGTTCTACAATCTCGCCGCGCGCCTACGCCCCGCCTACGGCATGGGGCCGGACCCGACCATCACGGCGATGGCCAAGGACGCGCTGAACGTCCTGCGCGGCGCCAACACCCAGATCGCGACCCTGCGCATGCCGGGGACGCTGGTCGGGCAGGCGCGCATGTACAACGTCTTTTCCGACGGGCGGTAGCGGTGAGCCGCTTCGCCCTCACCGGAGGGTTCTACAAGGCGCCCAGCCTGATTGCCGGCGCCCAGCGCTGCCTCAACCTCTACCCAGAGCGCAACGCCGAGGACGCGCCTTATCCGTTCACCATGTACCTAACGCCAGGTCTGACGGAACTGGCCCAAGGACCGGCCGCGTGCTGGCGCGGGCTCTATCTGGCCTCGAGCGGCGACCTCTACGGCGTCTGTGGCTCCGAGGTGTTCTACATAGACGGAGCGTTCAACCTCCACGCACTGGGATCGATCGGCTCGACCATCGGGCAGGTCTCGATGTCCGATAACCGGCTGGCGATCATGCTGGTGGACGGGACGCCCTCCGGCTATGTCATCGACCCGGCGACCCGCAGTCTCCAGCAGATCAACGATGGGGGCTCGGGCGCGTTCTACGGCGCCGACCGGGTTCGCTATGTCGACACCTTCTTCGCCCTGAACCGTCCGGGCACGAACCAGTGGTACATCTCGCTCGCCGAGGTGACCCCGGCCATGCTGACCGGCGGCCCCGTGATCAATGGGACCATCGTCGGCGGTTCCGGGTACGCGGATGGGGTCCACGCCGGCGTCAACCTGACCGGAGGGACAGGCGACGGCGTCGCGGCCGACGTGACGGTGTCGGGCGGCGCAGTCACCGCCGTGGTCATCACCGTGGGCGGCGAGAACTACCGGGCCGGCGATGTCTTGAGCGCGGCGGCGGCCGATCTCGCCGGCGCCGTTTCGACGGGCACGATCGCCGGGGGGTCAGGCTATGCCGACGCCACCTATTCGGGTGTGGCACTGACCGGCGGCTCCGGCTCTGGCGCGGTTGCAACTATTGTCGTCAGCGGCGCTGCGGTCACCTCGGTAACGCCTACGGCGGCCGGTCAGGGATACGTCGTCGGTGACGTGCTGTCGGCCCCCGCCTCCAGCCTTGGCGGAGTCGGATCAGGCTTCACCTGGACGGTGACGGGCCTGGCCGCCACCGGATCGGGCTTCACCTACACCCTGACGGAGGTGGGCTCCTCGGCCTTCGACCAAGAGGACATCGCGGCCAAGGTTGGCGGCCAAGACGGCATTTCCACGCTGGAGATCGTCCACAAGGACGTGTGGTTGCTTGGCGACCAGAACACGTCGGAGGTCTGGTATCTGGTCGGCGGCGCGGATTTCGCTTTCGAGCGGATGCCGGGCGTGTTCATCGAGCATGGCTGCGTGGCCAAGAATTCGGTGGCCAAGACCGACCTGTTCCTGTTCTGGCTGGGGCGCGACAAGGAAGGCCAGTTGATGGCCTTCATGGGCGCCAACTATCAGGCGGTCGCGATCTCCGATCCAGCCGTGCACAACGAGTGGGCCAAGTATGCGCGGGTCGATGACGCCATTGGGGCTATCTACCAGCAGCGCGACCACGCGTTCTATGTTCTGACCTTCCCCTCGGCCGACCGGACCTGGGTCTACGACCTGAAGGAAGGGCTCTGGCACGAGCGCGCCTGGTGCGATGACGACGGCGTCGAGCACCGTATCCGCGCCAACTGCATGACCGCCGCCTACGGCAAGATCGTCGTGGGCGACTGGGAGAACGGCAAGCTCTACGCCCTAGATCTGAACGCCTTCACCGACGACGGCCAACGGATCATCCGCCGCCGCGGCTTCCCGCATGCGGTGGCTGACGGCAAGCGCGTCACGTACCGCCGGCTTGAGCTGGCCATGGCCAGCGGGCAAGCGACGGGGCTGTTGACGACCGACCCGCCGCAGGTCTCGCTACGCTATTCCGACACCAAAGGCGCGTCGTTCGGCAACCCGGTGACCAAGTCGGTCGGAGCGACCGGCCAGTACGGAGCGTTCACGACCTTCTGGCAGCTCGGACTCGGCCGGGACAGGGTATTCGAGGTGTTCTGGGACTTCCCCTATGACACGGCGCTGCAGGGGGCCTGGATCGAAGCGGACGCGCTGGCGTCGTGAGCCTCAACCAGAACTTCCCGCTCACCAACGGGCCGATCGTCAACCCCGACGGGACGCCGACGCTGGTCATGCTGGCGTGGATGCGGGCGATGTTCAACCGCACCGGCGCCGAGGCCGGCATCTCGTCCGACGAGCTCGCCTTGCTGGCCATCTTGGCTGAAGGGCAGAGCGAGCGGGCTGATCCGGTCGCCCGGCAGACGGCCAAGGGCGCCTATCTTGAGGCCCTGGTCCGTCCAAACGCCAAGCCCGACCTGACCCAGGCGCTGCTGTTCGCCCTGGCGCAGACCCGGGCCCCAGCCAGGCCGAAGGGCGCTGGGTTCGTGTTCCCGGCCTCGCAAGCCATCGCGGCGGGTGACCTGGTCAACGTCTACGTCACCGGCGGCGTGATGACAGTCCGCAAAGCGGATGCGTCCGACCCGGCCAAGTTCTGCAACGGCTTCAGCCTGACCGGGATCGCCAACGCCGGTTCGGGCCCGATCCAGTTCTCCGGCTTCAACGACAAGGTCACGGTGTCGACCGGCGCCCCTGAGGTCTGGTTGTCGGACGTGACGCCCGGAGCCTTCACGACGACGCCGCCGACCACCACGGGCCATCTGCTGCAGACCGTCGGAACCGCGGTTCTCGGCCTCGGACTGGCTTTCGCCCAAGGCACATACACCATCCTCTGAAGGAGCGCGCATGTCGCTATCGCCAGGCGTCCTCTATCTGGGGGGGCAGCTCACCACGTCGCTGGCCACGCTCTATACGAGTCCGGCCAACACCAAGACGCTGATCACCAAGGTGGTTTTCACCAACACCGATACCGTCGCGCGGCTCTTGACCGTCAACCTGGTCCGCTCTGGCGGCTCAGCGTCCAGCGCCAACATCCTGATCAACGGCCAGAGCATCCCGGCCGGCGGATCCTACGAGGCGACCGAGCTTGAGGGTCAAATCCTCAATGCCGGGGACTTTGTGCAGGCCAAGGCCGATGCGGGGTCGGTCGTCAACTGCACGGGCATATCGGGCTACACCATTGCGTAACTTCCTGCGCATCGCCCAGGGGGTTGACGTGATCCCCCTGCTGAACGCCATCGCCGGCAAGCCGGATTTGTGGGACGAAAACACCTTGCGCACGCGGCACCCGCGCACGGCGCACGGGGAGGTGTCGGACATCTGGGTCTGGTTCAACGACGACTCGGATCCGTCCAAGGTGATCGATGACCGGGAGGTGATCCCCTATCGCGCATGGTCCGAACTGCCTCAGGTGCGCCCCCTGGTGCTGGATCTGATGCGTCGGGTGGAGGGCGTCAGGCTTGGCAGGGTAATCATCACGCGGCTGCCCCCTGGAAAGCGCATCACGCCGCACGTCGATGGAGGCGCGCCGGCCACCTACTACACCCGCTATCAGGTGGCCCTGCAAAGCGAGCCCGGCGCCGTGTTTCGCATCGGTGACGAGGCTGTGACCTTCCGCACCGGCGAAGTCTGGCGCATCGACAACACGCTGGAGCACAGCGTCGAGAACAACAGCGCCGCAGACCGCATCGTGCTGATCGTGGACGTGAGGACGGCATGATCAGCGCCCAGGTCGAGAGCCTCACGGAACAACTCGAAAGCCTCAAGGCGCTTTTTCCCGCGCACTGGGAAGAACTAGCGCTCAACAAGGACAGAGTGCCGCTCGACCCTCAGTACGCGGTTTATCTGGACCGGGACGCGCGCGGAGAGGTGTTGTTCGTCACGCTTCGCAAGGATGGCGAAATCGTCGGCTACTTCGTCGGCTTCGTGGCGCCGGGCCTGCATTACCGGACCTGCCTGACCTTGATGATGGACATCTTCTATCTCCATCCGGCCTATCGGGACGGTTCGCCCAAGGCCGCGCTGATGCTGTTTCGCGAGGTGGAGCGGGAGGCCAAGCGCCGAGGCGTTCTGTACTGGATCGTCGGGTCGAAAACCCATCGTGACGCCGGACGCCTGTTCGAGTTTCTGAAGTTCGAAAAGATTGAAACCCACTATTCGAAATGGATCGGCGAGCGATGACGCGCGACCTGCGGCAGCCCAAAGCCATTCGTGAATTCGGCTTCTGCTACATCTTCGGCGGTGGAAACGCCCAGGCTGGGGCCACCGTCACCGCAGCCGGGATCAGCTCGGCGGCGCAGATTGCCGCCGCTCAGGCCGCTGCGAGCGCGCAGGAACACGCAGCGGACGTGGCCTCGCAAACGCAACTGCACATGTACGACACCACGCGCGGCGATCTGCTGCCGTACAACACCGCCGGCCAAAGCGCCGAAAACATGCTGATGGGACGCTTGGGCGACCTCACCTCCCCGGTCGTCATGAACGAGGCCACCCTTGAGAGCACGCCGGGGTATCAGTTCACGCGCAGCCAGGGTCTGAAGGCCGTCCAGAACTCAGCCGCGGCGCGCGGACTTGGCGTCTCCGGAGCGGCGCTGAAGGGCGGCGCCACCTACGCGACCGGCTTGGCGGACAACACCTATCAGCAGCAATTCCAGAATGCATGGGCCAACCGGCTGAACGCCTACAACATGCTCATCGGTCCGGCTATGCTCGGCGAGGACGCTGCAGCCAAGACCGGCAATGCTGGAACGGCTGCGGCCAATGGCATCGCCAGCGCCCAGATCGGCGCCGGAAATGCCGCCGCCGGCGGCTATGCCGGGATCGCCAACGGAATTTCGAACTTCGCCAACACGGCCGGCGCCATGAACTACCTGACCGGCTACGGCATGTACGGCGGTGGCGACGGAGGCGGCGCCCAAGGCTACGCGACCGATCCTCAGTTCGCCAACGACCCCAGCTTGCCGCCGTTCTGATGGAGGGTCCGATGAACAATCTCCTGATGACTGGCGCGCCCCCCCGTGCGGCTACATCCCCGCAGCCGTTTCAGTTCACCGGCAGCGAAGTGACGGACGCCCGCGGTCACCTCGGCGCCGTCATGGGCGGTCTTCTAGCCCTTGCGGCCAAGCCCAAGGGGTCGTTGTCCAAGCAGGACGTGTACAACGCCGCCGCTGACATGATTGGCCAAGGGGCCTTCTCCACCCCGCAGGCCAAACAGGCGCTGGTGGCGCAGCTGGCGCAACTGCCAGACGACGAGGGTTCGATCCGGCAGATGGTCGGCCAGCACCTCATGCGGCTCGCGGGCGTGCGGCAGCAGTTCCACAGCCAGTATGGCGAGAGCTGACCATGGCGGACGCGCAGATTGACGGCTCGATCGCGGCGAACATCGGCAAGGGGCAGGGAAACGACCTGATCGGCATGGTCGGCCGCTTTGCCGACATCCAAAACGCGGTCAACCAGAACCGCCTGTTCCAGGGCCGCCAGGCGGCTGGCGCAGCGCTGCAGCAGTCGATCGACCCCAGCACGGGACAGGTGAATTTCGACACCTTCAATCGGCTGATCCAAGGCAACCCGCAAATCGCGCCGTATGCACAGGAGGCCCTGCAAGCGAGCCTGACGGCCCGCGGCCAGAACATTCAGAACACGACCGGCCAGACCGCGCTGCAGGGGGCCTATACCGCCAACTTGCGGAAGGTCATCGCCGCGGTCCCCCCGGGCCCGAACCAGCCGCAACAGGTAATCTCAGCGATCAAGAAGGGCGCCGACATGGGGCTCTATCCCGCCGATCTCGCCGCCTCTTTCGTCGGCGGCCAGGACCTGAGCGACGGGACCAGCATGTCTGACCTAGTCAAGCAGGCCACGATCGCGAACGGCGAGGCGGCGCCGATGGAGGCGCAGTTCGGCACGTCTGAATCGCTGAAGACCGGGGGAACCGACCAGGCGGTGAACGTCAATCGCGTTACAGGTACGCGGACGAACATGAGCGGCGACGCGGCGAACGTGCAGATGACCCTGACGCCGGAGTCCAAGGCGGCTCGGCAACCAGTGGTGGTTGGCGGCGCGCCCGCGTCAGTTCCGACGAGCGCCCTTGTCACGCCGACTGGCGAGCCACGGGCCGACAACGGCCTCACCGGGCCGCATGGCGAGGTCCAGACCGACTTCAGCCCTTCGGCGAAGGCCGCGGCCACCGCTACTGGGACCGGTCTTGCTGGGATGGGCCTCAACATCGTGCAGCGGGCCTCGCGCGTTCCGGACAACAAGGCCGCGCTCGAGACGCTTGGCGGCCTGCTCGATACGCCCGGACTGGTCCTGGGGCCCCAAAGCAGCGGCTGGAACAAGTTGCAGCAACTTGCGGCTCAATATGGCTTGGCGAAGCCCGCGTCCCAACCAGCTACGGCGGCGGCGGCCAAGGAAGAGGCGACGAAGCTGGCCGTGATGATCGCGCAGAACCAGTTCCAGGCCATGGGCGGTACCGGCACCGACGCCAAACTAGAGTCGGCGATGCACACGTCCCCGTCCGAATTCCTGACCAAGCAGGGCAACAAGCAGATCATCGCCATGCTGAAGGGCAACGAAGACGCCTATCAGCACTATGCCGAGGCCTGGCAGAAGTGGCAGGACGCGGGCCACGGACCGGAGTCGCTCGGTCAGTTCCAGGCCCAGTGGAACAAGATCTACGATCCGCGCGTGTTTCAGTCTCAGTACATGAGCCCGACGCAAAAGGCCGAGATGCTTAAGGGCATGTCGCAAGCCGAGCAGGATCAGTTCAAGGCCGCCTATAAGCGCGCGCACGGGCTGGGTTGGATCCAATGAGCGACGATCTCCTGGGAATCCTGAGCGGTGGCCAGCAGACCTCCGCGCCAGCGCCGACGGATCTTCGCGCCGTCGCAGCCAAGGCGGCACAGGACGCAGGCGTCCCCAGCGACTTCTATGTGCGCCTGATCGACAAGGGCGAGAATGGTTTTGCCAATCCGGCGGCCGTGAGCCCGAAGGGCGCGCGAGGGCCCGCCCAGCTGATGCCGGATACCGCAAAGGCGATGGGTGTCGAGAACATCGACGACCCGACCCAAAACCTCGCCGGCGGGGCCAAGTACCTGAAGGGCTTGCTGGACAAGTACAAAGGCAATCAGCGTCTCGCTGCCGCGGCGTACAATGCTGGCCCCGACGCCGTTGATCAAGCTGGGGGTGTGCCGACCTTTCCAGAAACGCAGAGCTACGTCTCCCGCGTGTTGGGCGCGCCGCCGACTGACCTTGGCGCGGTCCTTGGCGGCCAATCCGACGATTCCGCTGCAGAGGCGGCGTTCAAAGCGGCATTCGGGGCCGCACAGCCGGGACAGCCTGGCGCGCCTTCGGGCAGCGTCGTCCCGAACGAGGTGCCTGTCCGCTACGACGACGTGCTTGGTTTCCAGAAAGGGGTCATGACCCCGATCGACAACCTGGCGCACTGGGCCAACAAGCTCATCAACCTGGATAGCGTGGCCCATGCACTGGGCATGCCGACGACGGACGAGGCGATCCAGTCGCACAAGAATGCGCTGATCACGGCGGAACAGCAGGGGGTGCAACCGGGGCTGATCGGGCAGACTGTCGGGGGAATGGTGGCCGGCGCACCTCTGGTCGCGGCCGGAGCGGGCCCCCTGACCGCGGGGGCCGCGCTCGGCGCCCTTGGGACTGAGCATCCCGACAATCCCATAGATGTGGCCAAGGACGCCGCCATCGGGGCCGTCGGTGGCAAGCTTGGCGACATCGGCATTAGTGCTGCGAAGGGTGTCATCAGCCCGGTGCTCAAGCCCGCGATCAACAAGCTGGTGCAAAGCGGCGTCAGCCTCACGCCAGGCCAACTGATGGGCGGCATTGCCAAGACGGTGGAAGACAAGCTGACGAGCCTTCCGCTGGCCGGCGACATGATCAACGCGGCCAGGGCGAGGGGTATTGCATCCTTCAACCGGGCGGCGGTGAACTCGGCGCTGGAGCCTGTCGGAGAGGCGCTGAGCCCAGGCCTAGTCGGTCGAGATGCGATCGCCGAAGCGCAACAGAAGCTGAGCGGCGCATACGCGAAAGCGCTCACGGGATCGACCTTGCACGTGGATCAAGGGCTGATCGACGATCTAGTGAACGAAGTGCGCCCGCGAATGCTTGATCTGACGCCAGATCGTCAGGAGCAGCTTCGCTCGATCCTGATGAACCGTCTCGGCGCTCGCGTGCAGAACAACGCGATCAGCGACGTGGATCTAAACCGGGTGGACAGCGAGTTGGGCAATTTGGCCCGCAACTACAGCAGCAGCGGCGACGGTGACCAGCGCGGCCTTGGTGATGCGATCAGCGCCACCCAGGACGCCTTGCGCGACATGATCGAGCGCCAGAACCCGGCGACGGCGGCGAAGTTGTCTGCTGCGCGGAAGGGCTACGCTATGCTGACCCGCGTCGAACGGGCCGCGGCGTCGGCCGGGAACGACAATGGCGTGTTCACGCCGCAGCAGCTCTCAGCCGCAGTGCGCGCGGGCGACAGCAGTGTGCGCAAGCGCTCCTACGCCGCCGGAAACGCACTGATGCAGGACCTGTCCGACGCGGGCCGCGAAGTGCTCCCGAACAAGGTTCCAAATTCGGGAACGACCGACCGCTTCCTGACGAACCTGCTATTCGCCGGCGCCGGGCTGGAGGGGGCCAACCTCGGCCACGTCGCCCCGCAGTTCCTGGCGGGGAGCGCCTTGGCGGCGGCTCCTTATACGCAAGTCGGGAACAGACTGGTCCAAAGCGCAATGACCGAGCGGCCGGCATTCGCGCCGATGATCGCGCAGCAACTCGAGAAGCTGAGACTTCCGGCCACGGTCGCGGGGGCCGCCGCCGCGACTAACGCCTTCGCGCAGGACGGCAACGCCAACCAGGGAGACGGCGTCCTTGCCGTCCTCGCAGATGGTACCCGCGTCACCAACAGGAAGGACGCGAAGGGCAACTACATCACGTTACCGCCGACGCCTTAGCGCGCGGCCGAGCAAGAACAACCAGTGGTGAGCGCGGCTCACGACGCGTCGATAAGTCCTCGACCATGCTGGCCTGACGACGCCGCGCAGAAAGCGACCTAGCGCAACCGCACCTGCGCTACTCCCCAACGTGACGATCCAGTGATTATCCATCTAAGTCGTCATGTCGTAAGCGTCTCCGTCCACGAGCATCACGATTTGACCGCTGCGGACGAGCAAGATCGCCGTGGGGTGGTAGGCATATTGGTATCCGTAACTAGAGCACTTTAGATAAGTGTCGTCATCGAAAACGATGTAACGGCCGTACTCGCAGCCATGAAAATCGTCCCCCTTCTTAGTGCGATCTGGCGAAACCCAGCCTTTGATCGATTTGCTTGCGCCGATTGTGTAGCCCACGTAGCGCTGCATTGTTGAGGCGACATCGGCGCGGGCCGGTACTGTGCCCACGATGGCTGCCACAACGCTCACTGCCACCAAGCGCGGCCATTTCATCGGATGCTCCCCAGCATCCCCACAGCCTAGCATAAGGAGGCGGAAATGCACG